TGTGGTGTGCCAGCATGGTCTTCATTCTCAGATTCTGCACGATGATGGGCAGGCAATTTAGTTTCTGGATGTAGATGTTTTGATAAAAGGATTTCATGCAACTTACCTTTGTCATCACTGTCCACTCCACTGCTAAGTGCCTTTCCCTTCTCTAATAGTAGAGTTTCTTCTTTTAAGAATGATTTAAAATTTAACATAACTTACCTTAGAAATGGATTCTTCTTTTGTGTTCCTGGTTTAAGAGAGTACTTACTGTCAGGCATTTTAGTAATTTTTATTTCTGCCTGAATCTCGTAAAAATCAGATCTTGTGGCAACTCGGACTTTGAAGTCTCCCTTACCTGCAAGAAGTGGAATACGATTAGGCAAAGTTCTAGTATCTAACTTAAATGGATCAAACTTTGATATTAGATAAAAGTCATCACCAGCTTGCATGTAATAAGCTGGGGCTTTTTTGCCAAGAGTGTAATGCTCTGTGACTAACTTACCAAGATTATAGTTTTCTTGATTAGCGATGTATCTATTAACATTGGGTTGATCAAAATACTTTTTCATAACCTCCAAAGGAACTGCTCCATCTTCTTTGAGACCACCTTTGGTTGTTGGTAATTTTATTTTGTTTAGAGGAATGCCAGAGAACAAAGCAATTTTTTTGACGAAGTCTTTAGAAAAAGAAGACTTGTTAAGAATGTCAACAGCAGCGTGTGCTGCTGGAGTAGTATAAGTGGTTTTCCAACTACCATTCGAATAAAATACACGAGGATTAGAAAGATTATCGGTATGATTCATCTTTACTTCCATCCATGAAGTAGTTGTGCCATATGTTACTTTAACATCAGCATAGCCTGTGTCTCCTGGAGGTCTTGTTGCTTTAACCCCTGGAATTTTATCGATGTATCTGGCTACATCTTGCTCGTACTTGTCAGATAATGCACTCATTCACTGTCCCTATTAGTAAATACTAATTATTTAGGACGACGAGATGCTCGAATAGTTCGCTGGTATTTACGATCCCACTTGACAATCTGCTGCATTAGTTTAGGAATTGCAGCGTTATTACGATAGTCGTAATTGAATGCTTTAAGGATGTAGTTAAGAGTAGAAGAATCCTTAGAGTGCTTGGCTCTATTGATTAGTTCTTCTATGGAGATAGTTGGTTTGTAGGTTTTGAAATCAAGTAACACACAGTTGGCATATGCCTGAATTTCATCGAACTCCGAGAGATATCTTCTCTCAATGTTCTTCTTTTCATGTTTTACTTTTTTGTAAGGAACGACATAGTTAGACCATTCGTCACCTCTTCTATCGTACTGCATGAAGTGAATTAACTCATGCATCTGAGTTTGAATCACACGATACTTAAATTTATTCCATGTATCATATGTGAATGGAAACTTATCAAATGTAGTTGTGTATATCTGAATAGAACACTGTCGTTCATCTGGTGAATATTCTCCACCTACAGAGACATAGGTGTCATACATTTTAGCTTTGGATTTTTGTGGAAGAAACTCGACCTTAGTTCTCCACTTTTTGAAGTAGTTTGAAAGACCCTTACTATCGTTGCAATAGTTGTCTAGGTCTTGCCAGACTTTTGAAGGTACAAATTTTGCTCTGAATGGACGCTTTTGAAAGTTGAGCAAATCCATCCAATCGTAATTAGCGTTTTCCAGGAATTCAAAATTGCATGGCATTTTACATCCCAGAAAGGCATTTTACATCTTGAAATTACTCTCCAAGAATGCGAGTACCTTTCCCTGCTCCTCTAAGTTAGTGTTACTAAACTCGGTAATATAAGGCATCAGTTCAAAGTTTGATAGTAGATTACTATATTTAGTCGCACGACCTTTTAGGAAAGTCGCAGATTGATCAGACCCTCGTTCTGCATATCGTTCTTTTAACATATCATCTGGAACTTTAAGATAAATTACCTGAAGATCCGTATTGGAAAGTCCCATTGAAAACTCTAAGAAAGACTGATTAAAGATTCGGTCTCCTTCGAACAGAATATTGGAGGCAGTCTCGCTAACAAACTGCTGTGCCACTGGTTGAACAGCCATACTTAGACGATCTGTACCAGCAAAAGTTTCTCCATCTTCATATTTACCTAGAATGTACAGGTCTAGTTCTTTACAGTAAAGAGCAGGAAGCATCTTCTTTGGTTCAACTGTTTCCCATTGATACTTCTCCATAAATTTACGAAATAGAGTGGTCTTACCAGTTCCAGGTTGACCACCAACAGCAATTAGTTTACGCACTTTTGGCTGTGCACGAATGACCTGAATAGAAATCTGGTCTGTTAGTCCTACCTTTTCGTTAAGCATTTCTAGCTTCCTGTATTAAGTTCTTTAGTTCATCTTCAGTAAACACCCATACTCTTCCGAGAAAATGATGAGTGTCACTATCCACATTATGTTTCTTAGTAAATGTAGTTTTCTTAATTATATCTCTTGCAAGATTTTTAGACAAATTTTCTTTAATCTCATCTGCATAGGTTGGAACAGTTTCTTTAAGTTTGGCTAACTCGAACTCTGCAACCTTATGCTCAACTGTAATCTTACTGAAACAATGACAATCAAGAAAGTCTTCCATATCGAATCCACCAAATGCTAGCGTACTAGAATGCGTTGTTGATATTGTTCCACCACTTGTAGTAATATTTCCCAGAAAAGTTCCTGTAGAAACCACTGTATTCATATCACTTCCATTACCAATAATACCACCGCCAATTACTGTCGTCATGTAAACATCTCCAATCCATTTAATATAGGTTCTTCGTCATCAAACATCCAATCCATATTCTGCATTTTACCAGTGTTAAGGAAAGATGTAAATTTATCTTTATCAATACCATGTCTATGGTCTAATCTCAAGTCAATAGTTTCTTCTCTTGACTGCCATAGAACATTCCAGTCAATGCCATACCATCCATCACTCTCAGCTTTAATAATCTCTTCAGCCTGACGATCTAGATAATATCCAAGGTAACGACCATGATTTGTTCTAAAGATTTTCTTGAATGAACACAAGCAAGTTTCCATCGTAAAAAAGTCTACTTGACTTGCCACTTCTGGGAATCTATCTCGCACTTCTTCAAGAATACTCCTGCCATGTGCCTCAAGTCGTTGATACTCCAATGTAGTGAGTTTTCGATCCACATCGTCTTCTCGTCCAAGGGCATAAAGTAATCCATTACGATGAGAACGAGAGCCATCATAATCGTCCAGCATAAGACTAGTGGGCTCAACAATAATACCAGCAGTGTGCTTAAGATGTTGCATATAGAACCAAGTAGAATAACGACCAAATTTATGCAGGCTTCCTTTAAGAGTTGCCCACAAATTTGCGAAGTTTTGATGTTCGTTGTCTCCATAATAACTTTCTAATTTCTCACGTTGTGAATTACTGCCAATGAACTGTTGATAAGAAGCAAACATAGCAGGTAGATGACCCTTGTTCCACTTTGTATCAGTTTGGTAACGTAGTCGTTTGTAATTTGTACTATTCCATTGAGTAATACGATCCACAGTAGCCAACTCAAAGTCTGGAAATTCATTCTTTAAAACCCAAGCTGTTGGTAGTTGATATGTATTACCATATAGCCAAGCTAACCAAATTCTTTCTTCATCGTTATGTTCATAACGATTGTGCAAATAGTTTGTACACCACACAGCTGGATCACAGTCATCATATTTTAATGACCATGCATACCAACGGATGAATGCTTCTCTATTGTTTTCTGGTAAACGATAATCCATTATTTTAAAAATTCATCAAGTGATGGTTGATCCATTAGTGCTTCTCGTAACCATGCTTTACCAACTGCATTAATTGCATTTTGGCTCTTTGCTCTTTTCTTATCACCCCACTTGTATGATTCTAAACCTTCAGCACGAAATTGATCTCTTGCTTTGTATGGTGGTAGTGCTTGTAGTGGATTCACAATGGCAAAGTCACGATAAGCAATCTGCTCTGCTCTTGTTGAAAACAATGGTTGGTCTGAACGAAGTGAACCTGTTGGATCAACTGCCCACCAAATCAAACCATTCTTGTAGTGCCATGTAACTGAAGAAGGAGTGCAAGACAT